TGCAGCTATTTAAAACTAAGTCTTAAATGAATAGTTTAACCAATTAAATCATATTAAAATAACCAATAAGTCGCACCGATTTGGAGGTTTAAAAGAAACTCAATACCCCTTACATCCACCCTGAGGGTGGTTCTTGAATATTAAGAACTTGACGTGACTAAGGCCAAGCAACCACCCCCAAAACACTCATCCATCCATCGTCGCTGGCGGTCCTGTAAAGAACCCGAACTTAAAATCGGGGCCACCGGCTCTGAACAAAACGGCACTACCAATAGAACCAAGGACTCCCATTGATACCGTATTGACAAGAACATCGTTGAAAACGGTGCCATTATCATACGGCATGAATGGGGCATTGGTAAACCAAGGCGCTGAGCACTCTAACATATTGTTTAAACGAGAGTTAACTACAGTCGACATGGTTTCTGGGTACACGCTTGTAACAGGTCCAGTGGTCTCAATTCTAGATCCGGTGGGATGCGCTCTTGCAATAAGAAGCGCATCCCCACCAGTATCAGATTGGGTGGACAAAACTTTCCATCTCTGAGAACCAGACACAAACGTAAAACACAAAGAGACAAAATCGAGCATACTACCGTAGTAGAGTGATCGAACAGTTGACAAAGCAGGTGCTGAAGTATAAGAGTGAGGTATATTTATTTGCACATTTGAAGGAGCATCGAAAGAAGTGTAGATTGTAAATCTCTTCACCATCTCGCTAAGTGAGGCAATTTGCTCGGAGGTAACGTAGTTGCAACCATCGGCGTCATTAGTTTTCATAATTAAATGAGAAGCACTAACACCCATGTTTGCATCATTGTCATCGTCGACCAAAACTTGCGCCACCGGGCGAGGTGGTGTTGGAGTAGGAATAAACACTGGAGTTTGCTTTAGAAGAACATTACATCTGAATTTCATATCGTCAGAAGAAATCCAACAATTAATTGGAATTGTGGATGGAACTGCTTCGGAATAAACGAGAGGATTAATTACGGAAACTGTTAAGGTTCCGCAGCCAACCGACTCGCTCATTACGGCAGTACTCGAATGAGCCTGACAATATTTCATCAGAGTTGAAGAGACAAAAGGTACACGCACCGCAATTTCACTTTGTTTCCTCAGATCCCACACGAAACTATAGTTATTGTCCGAAGACGAATAATTAGTTCCGGTGAAATTTGGGGTAAATGAAATGCGAAGCCTGCCAGAATGAAAAATAGTTTTTGCTGCAGAAAATCTGTAGATTAAACTACCTCTCCAAAATGCAAATAAAAGAGAAAGAAAAGAAAGAGGAGTATTAAAGCTAACACCGCCAGAATATGGCGCACATTGCGGAGAGACCGGAAAGTACGCCAAAGTAGCGTCCACGGCATCTTCCTTCTTCCAGTTAAAGGTACCAACAATTGCTTCTCGCTTGCATATAGCAGCGATAGAATCGTCGTTATCCAAAACTGGGGTAGAAGTAGAGGTGCCGCGAAATGCTGCCAATTCAACCGATTGATCGTTAGAATCAATGTTTGTATAAGCAGCACCTGGTAGCTGAGAAAAAGTTTTATGTTGTGATGATGCATCATCCATTACCTGGGCTACAGGACGGATGGCTTCCTGTTTAATATAGGTCTTTTCACCAATATTAAATTTGCGAACGGTTGGAAAGACGATTGGAGCCGCTGTCGGAACAGAAACTACAGGATCGTCCATCCAAACCCACAAGGTATAGGAAGCTGTAGTTGGTAAAGTTACAGATGTTAGTTTGTTGATAACTACCAAATGCAAAGTGCCAAGGTATTGAGATGTTGCATCACGAAGATTGAGAGCATTATAAGGATGAGCAAATGGGATTTCAAGTTCCACAGAGTTTCCAGAGTTAGCATCAATTTCAACATGAGGAAAAACAGAAATTCCTGTCTTCGAGTTATGACAAAGGTTTTTGGACCCCTGGATAGATTCCATTGGTCTCCAAACTAGAAGCATCTTTCCAAGTTGCGTTGGTTCGCCATTAACCTGCAATCGGGCTTTCAATTTTGTTCGCAAGAACGAAAAGTTTGAAAGTTTATCCCTAATTGCAGAGTTAGCGGCGAACAAAGCTCCTGGGAGATCAACTTCAGCTAGAGACGGCAAAGATGTCATATCAACTGGAATGAGAGGAACTTCTGCCACTGTTGAAGACCAAGATCCGCTAAGAACACGGGTTGGCCTACCACAGATAGAAGTAAGAGAGTTTAGCTCAGATTGAACCAAAAGAGAATTAGGCAAAGTCTGAGGCATAGATGTTACATCTAAAGTAGAGTCATCATGGAATGTGGTAACTTGTTCTTTAGAAATAACAGTTGAGTTGGTAGAAGTAGAATTTTGAGACATAGTCTCAGAGATTTGTGATTCAGTTGTTGCAACTCAGTAATTTAAGGTCGATTGAAGAAACTGAGTTAGCCATTCTTCAGGACCCACCATATCAATAGCCTGGATTTTAAGTGGCACACATTGATAAATAGGGGTAAATACCCCTCCACTTGGAACGGTCAGTGTTGACATTATCGCTACATCGTTTCCAACTAGGATTCGGGATTTGCTGCTCGATAGTTATGGTGATCACACACGAGCCCTATTCCTAGATTTAAAAGGGGAAACCAACTTCGACGTCGAAGAGAGTTCGGCACCTCGGTGGGGGAGAGGCGTTCCCCGAGTTGTCGCCGTTGGAGGAGGGATTGCCGGGGCAATCACTCCTAGAACGGCGGCAACCCGGAAAACGACTCTCCCGCACCAAGGAACCGAACTCAGATCGACGACGAAGTGGGTTTCCTTCGACAGTAGGGCAAAGCCCTAGCGTCTAAAAGAAGTGACGTTCTAGTTCCTGAACTCGATAGAAGGACCATGAATAGATTTCAAGATACTCCTTCGATACTTTTGACCAAGCCTCGTTCATCTTAAGGACAAACTCATCAAACACCGACTTAGAATGCAATCCCATTTCTGAGACGGCAGTCATGATGTTCTCATAAGTATTTTCCTTAATATTTAGAGGTCCGCGCACCCAATTGGGTATTTCACGAATAGTCGCAATATCGAGAGGAGCAATCCATCGTTTCTGATCAGGGTCGAACACAAAGTGTCGTTTCAGGAACTTAACGTCAGAGAGTTTTCGAAATAGAAGGGCTTCACCCGTCTTGGTTTCGTCGGTATAGGTCATTCCGATTTCAGCGAACCCCTCCGTTATGGTAGTCTGATTAAACCAGGCTAAGATATCGGGGGAGATACACGTTACATCATCATCACCATATGCACAACGAGAAACAGTACGATTGAAATCCTTCATAGTTAGTTGGAGTTGATTCCTTTTGACCAAAATCATGAACACTATTCGTAATAACAAGTTATTGACAATAGAATTAAGAATCGCCGTCAACGGATTTCCTGATGGTTGAGAGTGCGTCCAGATATACACATTGTTTCCACAAATGTGTACACTATTCACAAGCTCTTCCCACAGGGTTCGCCGAATCTGGTGATCGTCTTCATTACGAGGGTTCGTAGGATCGTCATAAAAGTCATGAATCAAGTCATACACGGCCCACAATAAAGCGGCAAGGAGAGAACCATCAAAGTTGGCGAAATCGCCAGCAATGACAGCATCCCCGTACTTTTTCAAGTGGGTCGCCAACTTGGTCCAATCAGGTCCAAAGGGATTAATTCCAACAGCAATTTCGTTATCAATTCGATTTGTCATGACATGCGCAAGAAACCCAAGAAAATACTTTCGAACCACAAGGATATAATCCATGGGCCCGGCAGAAAAGACTCGAGTTTTCCCAGCTCGCACTTTTTCAAATGGTCGCCGTTCATCTTTGAGCGTGTCAATCCAAACCGTTGGAGTACGAATATTCTTGCGCGCATTTTCCTCATAGAGGCGAATTCGCGCACGAACTTCATCATCCAACTTGAATTCCGTTTCCTCGCCTAACCACTGAGCTTTTCCGATCGAACCGTGCTTTCGCTTTTTCGACCATCCAAACCCAGGGGAAGAGCGGCGATTAACTGCCGCCAGAAACTGCTCGCCTTCGATACCAGACACCGCTTCTTCATCACTGAAGACGCGTTTAAATTTAGGATCGATATTGGCGAGCAGCTTCGGGCGATAGCTATCACAAGCGTCATCAATAAGGGATTGTTCCACAGTCTTGGACGGGATACCAGCCTTCTTCAGCCCCAACTGCATTGGGTCCACACCATCTCTGGTAGGGCGCAACGCAGATGGAGCTGTAGTAGGCTCGTAAGCCAGTCCATGAATGAGGGACGGACGGAGAGAAGTTTTGCTGGGAGACACATACAACGTATCATGCTTACCTACAGGGATAAAATCCCCTTCGGGAAGATCACACGATTGATCGCAAATTAACTCATCTAAATTAAGAACCACCTGGGCTACAGGAGGGCAAGTCTTCAGAGTTAATTCGAGATCAGATCGTGTGATAGACGTTGCATAAGCAAATCCTTGGTGAGCGCAAACATGAATACCTAAAATTTTCCGCTGTAACGCGGTGTTGCTAGCCACTAACATGGCACCACAATCACCGGGAACAGTTTCCATGGGGTAGGCATAGTGTTCACGTATTCTAATAGTCCTCGGATTTGGACCAGCAATGAGATCATATTCCAAAATTTCCAGACCGTTATCTTCAAACATTTCTACATTTTTCCCAACACAGTCCATTATCGTCCCGACATGATGCGAAATCGCTTTCATACCACCAGTGATCTTCAAACCTACCAAATTCGCTCGCACGGATTGGAGTTTGAGTTCCACTGGTGTCATGAAATGATCCACAATGTCGGGATGACAAGGACAATGCCGAGGAAACACAATTAACATTGCATCCTTTTCATGACCAGATCTTGTCGCGAGTTCATAGAATTCGAGAGAAGAGGTCAGGAATCGGAGGCCAGATCTATTATATGGGTTCCTTAAAATTATAGCTTTGGACATTTGGAGAATCTCCTTAGTGTGATGCACTGTTAGAGCAACCCTCCCACGAATAAAAGTAATATTAAGACGTTCCTTCTCATTTCCTTCGTCATCTTCAGTGTAGAGACGATAAAGAGAAGAAAAAATTTTATTACTAATTAAATCGTAGGAGTTTTGATCTATCACTGCTTCACACATTGGAAGACTAGCCATCTCAACCATGTTGCGAGTATTTCTTGTACTAGCATCACCAGAAGAGATTTCAGATCTAATAAGAGGAGTCCTTGTGACATTATCGCCAGACACCTCGCTAAAGTCGTCATCAGGGTACTTCATTCTCTTGACATTATCGCCAAAATGAAGTTCCCCAGGTCCAAATTCATCATTAGCTTCCGCCAAAGACGAAAAATGCTCTGATAGAGTTTTGGGATTCCTTGTGACATTATCGCCGGAAATCTCAGATTCTAACAGTTCCGATTTCGGTACAGAGTTCTTTGTGACATTATCGCCAGAAACTTCTGCTAACTGCTTCAACTGATATGAACTAAGTGAAAATCCAGAAATCAGGGGCTTGCATTTGTTTACTTGAGATTCAAGCTCACGCATCCAAGCGTCCTGAGTTTCTGTATGCCACTCAGGTAATAACAGAGTAGCCATATCATAAATTGAGTAACCACAATGAGGAGGAAGAACAATTTTGCGCATTGTTTTGCAAAAATCGCAGCGGGTACACCACTTAGGTTGCATAAGAACGCGCAAAGGGTTATTCCTCGTTCTCAAATTGCACAGAATATCGCGCTCGCTAGAGCAACGAGATTCCACCAATCCAAGAACTTTCTTCAAGCCAGACGTCAATTTATCCAAAAGCCCAAATTGTTTTATGAGCCCAAGGACAAGAAATGTAGCACCAAAGGAAGTGATAAAAGGATGAGCATGAAAAGAAGAAGACAAATTATTATACCACTGTCGCATGACGGCCCGAAAGGAAAGACCATCCTGGACAGGTGTAAAGACGGCACCAGCAACGTCAACGACGTTGTCGACACCATCTTCACTGGAATAATAATATAAAGCATCAGTCCATGTACGATAAAGCCAATCACGAATTTCATCTTCTGATTCACCAGCAAGAATTCGTTCTTGAACTGCCACTTCACAATCTCGATACCGATTTCGCGTTAAGCCGATTAAACGACCATAATAGCGATCACCAGGATCGAGAGTGTGGAGTGAAAAGTCCTGTCCGTCAGTTTCATCTTCGGGATCAGCAGTATTGTCCATTTCAAGAGGAAGTTGGTGCCAAAATTCATAAGCAAGATCGTCACGCCGACGGGCGAAACGCTCATGCTCTGAAATATCATCACCAACCTGAGCGAGGGCCAATTGATCCAGATATGAATGCAAGCTAGCACTGGCGTTAAAACGCGCAGTGTATCTCGCATCCATCTCTGCACGCAATTGGTCATAAGTCAGATCTTGTTGAATAATAGCATTAGTATAGATATCACGAAGATTAAAGCGATAAACTTCGGTCGTAAATGGGACACCAAAAACTTGTTGAACCTTGACAGGGTCAAGGCGGTTAGCCATGGTGCCAGATGTACGACCAACGTTTACTTGAGTTACAACCCGAGGATCATTTGTGACTTCGACACAAAGGTCGATACGTCGCATAAGAGCCTCAGGACTAGCAAGAGAAGAAACAGCAGGTTTGGATACGTTCGAAGTAAGAATAACAACTCGACTTGAAAAGTGAGTTTTATTCTTCTCCTCGAGCGAAGCCATGTGAAGAGGAAAAGGAGAAATATTGCCCATTCGAATTAATTCGAAGAGCTCCGGATTAGGATTATTGGCAGAGTCTTTCCGTTGGTTCCATTCGTCATAAATGACGACTGGTTGACCATGGTAACCGTCCCAAAATTCCTGATCCGGGTTTCGCATATAAATATTATCCTTCCACGCTCGAGCCTCTGGAGTTGAAATAGCCTTCAGAAAGTCGATCGCAATAGGATACATCGCTCCAGACTTTCCTACTCCAGACTCACCATACAGCAATATGGTTAATGGTTCCATACGGGGGGCTCCAACGGACATAATGCCGAATTTGTCCACCTCTGAAAACAAACGAGATAGTGCTGTAAAATGAGTCTGGAATGCTCCAGCCACTTCACGTGGAACATTTGCTTTTGTTATGCTCCGGGAATGACGAAGACCAGCAAGATATGCAGCCTCGACACGTCTACACAAGGCAGGATCGTGTCGAAATTGCAATCTTGCATCGAGATTAATGAGATCCATGGTTTCCAAATACCACTCTTCCAACCCTTGAACAATCTCAGCCATATCCTGTATATGTTGAGGGGTAAAACCCAACAACTTAGTACAGAGTATGTCCTGAGTTTTTTCAAAGGCGGTGGTAATAAAATTCCAAATTTTTGAAGAGCCATCAACAGCCCTACCGGCAGATCCAATTCGAGTTATAAACTCGGTTGAATCATGTCGGCCGGGAAGTTGACGGAGAGAAATAAGAGTGATGAGAGAAAAGATCATTGATCCAAACCATGTTATGTCTGAACCACTAACCTCAGCAAGAGGACGGGGAGCAGCACCAAGACGATGCCCCTCCCTTATCCAAGTAGGAAAGAAAGAAACAAAGTAATTAAGATAACCTGTGAGATTCGGTAATTGAAAGTCAAAAAGTAGAAGAATATCAACAAGAAAGGCAGTAATTGTAGAAAAACAGATATCAGTATTACATGCAATATACAGCTTGCAGACAAGAGAGACTGCACGCTGTATAGTGCTGAGATTCAAACCCGTTGATTGAAGAACACTGGTAACTTGATTAATCAAGTTTCCCATTGCTCCATCAATCTGGGCAGTAGACACATTGGAGAAGAAATCAAAGACTTCAGCACGAGGTCGTTGAGAAGGTACAGCCCGAGTATGTTGAGCTTGTGGCGGCGAGGGAATCAATCCAGCTCGCTGAGCCAAAAGCTCAATAGACTCGGGAATTCCAAGTTCAGGAGAAGATTCAGGCACTGAGTGAGAGCGTCGAGATTCTGGTCGTGGTGGGAGTAATCCCGAAACACGATCCATAATCTCGATGGCCTCGCGAGTACCTGCATCAGTAGAAAGAACATCGACCAAAGATGATCGAGTTATTGGAGAGTCTATTTCATCCGCCGTGAATGAAGACGATGGTTGCGTTGTCCTAGATAGGGCAGTCGCAACCATGGTCCTCACTTCAGCTTCAGAGTAGTAATGAGATGCAGATTCAAAAATACAAGGATCTAATGAAGCAACAAGTGCTCCAATTAAAACCCTATGAGCAGCAGGAACGACAAAGGTTAAAGTTCGCCCACAAATGTAAAACTTGAGATAAACTATATCTTTGTCGCCCCTCTTCGTAAGAATGAGATTCTGAAAAGAGGTAATTTGTTGCTGAATGAGATTCGAGAAGCGGTAGGTGTTTGCATCTAAGGCTTCTCGAATTTCATGCACCAACGCATTATATTGGTTTCTACGAATTTGGGACCAACAACACAAATATGGAGAGACTTCTAAAGGAGCCTCTCGAACATTCACCTTTATCTGACCCTCAATCGTTTCAATTGAGAGAGGATCAGACAAAGGTATATGTTCGGATGGATCATATGTGTATGTGCGTTCAACGAATAAGGACGCAAAACCTTGATCTGCAGCCTTCTGCATGTCCGCAAGCCATTTGGCTTTCGTACATGTTTCAACTACAGGTGCAGGCATCGCTCGTTGAGAATGGGACCAAACAAATTCATCATCATGGTATTGTTCGAAAAGATCACTCGTTTCCTCAGGTTCGTGAGGAGAAAAGAATCTTTCCAATCCAATGGAAGGAGAAGAAGGGGCTTGATCAAGAGAGTCAGAAACGGAATAGTTATCACGAGCTCCATCAAGAATTAATTCTTGACGGGCCTCGTGAAAACTTTCCATAACTTCATCCCAAGAATCAACACCAAAGTGACGAATAAGAGCATATCGATGTCCAAAATAACGTTCCGGGTCAAAATCAGCGGGGGCATTAAAATTGTGCAATGATAAGAAGTGTGAGAAATCCATGTGTTATAAGTGCTCCTACAGCCACCTGACTATAATCGCGCATTCTTCTAATAACTTCTTCGCTATCAATACAAAGTTTATTCAAAGTATACAAAATATCTTCCTCAGTAGAGTTTCACCCCTCTAAAGAGTAGTTTTAAATTGTAGCTCGGTTGCGAAGCCGAGTAAACGCTTATGAATAAACAATGCATTAACAATCAACTAGTTGGAATTATATTAAGTCTGCACAGACCGTTTTTACCAACGTCATCGACGTGCTAAAAGTGTTCAAAGCCGCTACGTTCAGGATTTAGGACTTACATAGTGCTATAACTACCCAACCCCGTTGGGGGTCGTCATCTCAAGGATGACTCTGGGTCAGATCGGATTACAGTAACTCCGCAATACCGGCGTAAAGCGCCGAAAGTATAATGAAATTGAAACAAATACTGTGACTCAAATGAATCAATTTCAAAACAAGGGTCCAAAAGGACAGAAAATAAACTAAATGACAACCAGACCAGACCTTCTCATGAATATTTTTCGAAAGAAAGGGTGGTTGATCATCACATCTAAATAGAAGAAAGGACAGCCTGACAACGAATGAAATCAGGATGTAAAACTAAAATTACCTTAAAACTAAGACAAAACAAGATGGGTTTACATAAAAGGGTTGCAAGTGCTTCTATAAAGACGCTACCGCTCACGCCTCCAAGTGCTTATTTGACATCGCTACCGGTCACGATGTTAAAAGACAGTGTATGTATCGGCCCCTAAAAGGGGTCG